GATCATCAAGTCCATCCCTAAACTGATCCACAAACGAGCAACGTATCCGATATATTCCGGCTGAGTTCGAATACGTCAGCATGGTGCTAGTAGTTTCAAAATCATCAGTGCGTTCATCTCCGATCACGTGGCATCGAATAGCGTAGGCCTGCGCCGGCTTAGTTGAGAAGTAAAGATTGAATCCGCCTAACTGACTTTTTACTACAAGCTCAGGCGCGGCCAACTGTGGAACGTTATACTCATATGTTGCTGCAGTCGAGTATTTGCCCAACGTGCTGCGAGCATAAAGATAAACCGTATCTGCTCGTTTAGTTAAAGTAAGTACAGCAGAGGTACCTTTAACTCTTGCCAATAAAGCATTCGTATCTTTACCAGGATTATTATCAGTACGTAATTCGTAATAGTCGACGTCAGCATTCAGCACCTCATCCCATGATGCGGTGGCATTTCTACCGAAAGTAATACCAAAGTTGCTAGGCGTATCGGGTATCGCATCCATCGGTTTAACTATCACATCAACCATTTGAGCTGTTTCTGCCCGGTTACCAAATCGGTCAACCGAAATCGCTTTGATTCTATACTCCTCACCTGGACCTAATGATTTGATAATAACCTGACTATTACTACTGCCAGCGTACTGCCATTCTTGCCCTGGCACAGGCTTTCCGCTCTTCGACTTTAAGAGATACCAAATCTCCGCCACATCGAAGTTAGCAGGATTACTAGGCGGGTCAAATAGTACTTGTAAATCATAGTACACGCTCTTATCTGCAGTCTGATTATATCGACTTAGAACACGTAAATTCTGAACATCCTCTGGCGTCTGCATCTTAGGTATAGCTATGGATTTTGTCACGCCAGTAGTCAGCTGACCTAACTCATTAATTGCCTGCACGCGTACTTCATAGGTGGCACCTAGTAGCACATCAGATATCGTGGTAGCGTTTGTGGATGCTGGGTAGTTTCCAATATATGTCCACGTATCGCTTTTTACATTTCGGTAATTCACGACTACGTTTGAGACTTTTCCATCACGAGGTAACTGCCACGTTACACCTATTCGTGAATACATGATGCCATTAGCACCATAGACATCGCTCACTAACCCTACTGCTTGAATATCAGATGCACCGTGATTCGTATAATCAATGCTTGGTACCGTGCCATCATCCGATACGTAAAGTTCTGGATAATATTCCATGCATTGGATCTTACGGGTCATTTCTGATAGTGTCTTTGTAATAGCTAACACACGAAATGGCTTAGCCGATTTAGAAATCTCTCCGAATGCATATACCGCATCAGGCTGCACCGGTATAGCCTCTTTAACAATCACATTGAGACCTGATACATTTACTACGTTAAACGTAGAGACAATATCCGTAGAGTTGCTACGGATCAGCAACTGATAGTCCTTCCCTGGTTGTACAGTCACTTCCTTGTCGAGTGTAATCGTCTGGCCACTTACCGCAACCACACGACCGCCCTCGCCCCATTCAGGTATGTCGTGCTGAATTAGAATGATATCTCCTACCGTACACGCTATGGCATCAGTAAACGCCTCTATCGTCACAGTACGTATTTCATATTTATTGCATCGCAAGAAATGCTTACCGTGTTTATAGGCCTGCTCAAGACTGGTGCACCCCATGAGTTCAACTTGTGCCGGATTTGTTAATGTATCCGACTCGTCGTAAGTATCCCCATATACTGGAATGACGTCTCGCTCATAATCCTTATCCTTGTTAAGGAACGATATTTCAACAGAGTTAGCCCTAGCCTCCACACCTTGAAACTCTTCAGTAAAGCTACCGTGTTTTATATTGGCTACAGTAAACAACTGTACCGGTGTAGATTGATAATCGCTAACGCATGTGAACCTGGTTCCTACAGGAATTACTTTCCCTCGACCTACTGCTTCTGGATACTTTAACGCATCCCATAATCGCATAGCGGTGTCGTATATATAGTTGAATGTAAACCCATTTGTTTTGCACTTATCTGCCCATGCCTTAAATGCGTTATAGTCAAGGCGCATATGGGGCTGTCCGAATACAATATATTCACCGCCAATTTTACGGCAGATATGGATTAAATCATAAGCAGCCCATGCGGGATTGTCCGCTGGTTGAGCTTCGTACTTATTAATATACGGATTGAACACATACACCTCTGAACGCTCTTGAATCCATGTCACTTTTGGATCACTTCCGCTTAGTTGAGATGTAGCCAAAGCCTTAATTCCAATGAGAGCTTTCCCTGGATGCACGAAATCGTCATATATAATTTGAGTTAGCTGTACCCAGTAGACCTTATTGACATGGCGCAGGCTTTTCCCATCTTTCGCACTGCATCGCATACGGATTTCATAACGCGCCTTTTCGAGATTGTCAAAGCGAAATACACGATAAAACGCATTATTTGTCGCCTCTTCAATTCGTCCTGCGTAATCAGATGTATTTGTCACGCTATTATCCGACTTAATAAAGTTCCACGCATCACGGCGCTTAATGTGGCCGGCCATACCCTTTTGATTTGCTAAAGGTAATGCCTGCCAGGACTCATCGCCTACCTTACGAATTTCTGCTTTCAAAGTGACAGACGTACGGTCAGCGCCGCCGCTATCATTTGAATAATATAATCCGTTTGGGAATCCAACAGTTAACTCTATCGCGTCACACGCATCGCCTTGTACCTGTTGTGTATTCCATGATTCAGTCAATTCATAGTTTAGGGATTGATCCGCAAAGTTATCATTGAAATTTGGGATAACTGTTTGGTCATTTGTGCCCTTTCTGATATCCACCTGCACATCTTTATAATTACTGATTGGGTTAGCATTAATACGAATATCTTCTATTTTTGATAATTCGCCCTCACCCGCACAGTATAAAAGGTTAAGATATTGCTTTTCACCATCACTAATTACATGGCGAGATAACAACAACCCCGCGCTTTTCATCCGGCCATACGTCACGGATAAAGGGTAGCCCTGCCCAGTAACAGTTTCGGTACCTCCCCAGCCATATGTATTTGACTGTTCGGAATTCGAACGGTCAACCTTAGGAGCAGTTAACTTTGAGACAATAGCATTACCTATCATCCCTACCGCCATAGCAATTACTGACCGCCAAATCAAGCTTTGGATACCAAAGATAGCACCCGAAGCAATACCACCGGTAAATACAGCCATCCCTATTGATAGAAGAACGCCAAAGAATTTACCCTCAACTCGGGGCATTACTACAATGTAGTCTTCATCGTTCACAACTGTATCAGGCGCTGCTTCATGTCCATTTACTGAGTACGCCCATTCACCAGGTGCACTGAAGTAATAGCTGATAGACTTGCCCTGTTTAAATGGCAAATATTTTGTATCCCGTTGCTCTGGCTTGAACGGATTATTTACAATAATTACGTTAACCATCTGCTACTCCTTCCTTTCATAAATGTGCTTCAATCGAGGCACGTACTTTGATATGTGCTCTATACAGGTGCCGCTGTGTTCAGTAGCGTGTATAAATTTACCTTCACCAAGATAAACCCCTACATGATCGAGATTTTTACCATACAGCGCAAATGCCAAAACACTCCCTGGCATTGGCTCACGAACCTCGCGCCATTCATCCATTTGGATTTGGGTATATTCGGGTAGTGGTATTCCACTACGCCGATATACCTCAACAACTACATCCCAGCATTTCATTTCCGAGAATGGGATGCCTATCATATCAGTCAAGTCACTTATTGGATGCATACAGTCCTCCTTGCGGGATAGTAGGTTCTCCGCCAAATCGTGTACTGTTCCCCAATTCACGACATCGCGCTAGGGTTTTATTGCATTGGTTTTCACGCCCCTTATATCCACACTGAACGCCTTTAAACTTGAACGGACAGAAATCCTTCATCACACGAATTAATGGGAATCGTCGAGTAAAGCTAAAGTCAGTACCCAGTGTAAACTCCATCCATTCAGCATTTGCATGAGTTCCTGTAATTACGAAATGCTCCTCTTGCTCGCACACATCAGGTATGTTCGTATTTACTACACGAATGATGACATTGGCTCCAGTGAATCCATTATTAGACTCTGCCATACGCTGAATTGTACGAGTCACGTTAGACACAGACAGCTTGATATTAGGTAAATCCGTCGCATTCTCTGTAACATCTTGAATGGTAAATGGAAATGCAATATAGGTATTGCCTTGAAATTGGATATTCTCCGTATTGTATACCAGTCGAATCGTATCCCCTTTATAGGATATTTCTAACAGCATTAACCACACACCTGTGGCCGATATTTGGTTTTTCTCTAAAATCGATGCCGTTGAGAGTGGTAACATGTTATACCTCCTGTAATTTCACGGTTCCCATCCACACTCCGTAGTCATTCGCCGCAAAGTCTAACTGATCAGCAAATCGCACTTTTAGTGTTTCGCGTGTTTCCGGATGAACCCAATCGAATATACCGGAGCAGTTGACTTCATCGAAGAATGACCGAAGTTTATAGTAATCAGCTGTTGGCAACTTGTACCCTACGGAATATGTCCGCCGGGTATTTGTCGTCTTTTTCCTGGTGATTAGCGTCATGTTTTCAACTTGGCCTTTATACGAAATATCTGGAGTAGTCTCCTGAATTGGGTATATCGGCCATCGAATATCTGGAAATACTGCCATAGTTATACTGCGGATGCCTTGATGGCGTCACGCATACCTCCTTTGTTTGATTCCATAGCACGAACTACTACATCGATAACATAATTCTCACCATCAAACCGAGAGTTCTGTTGCTTGCTTTCGAGTTCTTGGCCAGACTGATTAACAATGTTAACAACCACGTTATTACTTGTAGCTCCGCCGCCCATTAATCTACGGGTTTCGCTTGCTGTGTAAATACGATGGGATCCAGAGGACTGTAATAGTTCCGGTCCGTTTTCACCAACCAGTATAAGCCCTGGATTCGTTTTTCCTCCGGCAGCGAATCGATTTCCTGTAAATGCAGAACTAAACGAACTACCGCCGGCAAAGGACGATGTCCCTTTTGCAGCACCTAGTGAGCCAATACCACTTACTGCACCACCAAATAATCCTTGCAACTTAGGCATGATGTATTGTTGGAAAGTCAACTGAATCATCATCTTAATAATGGCGTTTGTCATATCTTTAAATATGTCCTTAATGCCTTTACTAAATGATTTCGTTCCTGTTGCCATATCCTCGAGATTATTTGTCCATGCGGAATTAATAGAACTCATCGTACTATCAAAAGTAGATTTCGCTAAATCAGCATAATTGGTAGTCTCTTGCTTATACTGCCGAGCAGCTTCCTGCAAGCTTGTTTTAAGACTGCGGCCTGCAAGTTCCCACAGCTTTTGCTGAGACTCTAACAGGTTCTTTTCAATCTGCAGCCTTTGGGTAGCCGTTAACTGGGCCTCATTGACTTCACTCCGTGCATAGTCAATATAGGTCTTTAACTCTTCAGCAAGTAGCGCATCCGCATCACTGCGAGATAAGCGACCGAGAGTAACCATATTGGTTAAGTGGTCAACGGTTTCACTCGTTTGAGTATATGCTAACTCTCTGATTTTCTGCTCAGTATCAGAAGCCAATTTTAGGCGTTCTGCTTGAGCTTTCTTTTCAGCGAGTTCCTTATCGCCTACAGCCTTTGTATACTCACGAACATTATCATCAATCTGCGCCTTTTGTGCTTCGGCTTCGGCTTTGAGTAATTGCAAGCGGTCGCCTGTGCGTTCAAGATCGAGTTTCTTGATATCCTCGTTCATCTTACGAACACGGATAGCCTGATTGCGTTCTGCTTCAGCTAATCGCTTTTGGTACAACTCCTCATTCTTAGCTCTAACTTGGGCGGTTAGATTTGACTCAGCAAGCTTCTTAGCATTTGCTGCACTACCTGCTGTATCAGCAGAGATGCTCGATGTAGCTCCGGCTAATACGCTAGTATCTACATAACCAGTAATAGCCCCAAAGTCACCTTCAACAGATGGCTTAGCAACTACTCCAGTACTAGAGTTAGCCCCCGTATAGCCTCCTGCACCGTCACTAATAACAATGTGATTGTCGCCGAGTACGACAACACCATCGCCGGCCTTAGGCGTGTACCCGTCGCCTGCATCGTGCCATGCACCTGCAGCTCTAGCCGCATCCATGATAGATGGGACATATCGAGGTACGTCCTTACCAAATGCCTGCAATACCGAATCAGAGAATAGCTTTCCGCAATCTGTTGCCCATGTACCATCTGCGCCTAGCTCATACGCCTTACCGAGTTGCTCATTAGCTGCATCCAGTACGCTTACGGCTTCACCAGTAACGCCTCCGCTCAATCCAGAAACAGAGCGGATAATATCACGAATATTCTTATTGTTAGCTTCATACTGGTTCTTAGCAGTTAACTTATCGATTTCGTATTGACTACCGTCAATTTGTAGGCTTTGCAAAGTAAGAGACCGATATAGTTCAGACATACGCTCCACGGCACTCGTTAACTTCTCTGCCGCTTGTTGAGCTTTCTTAGCGGCCTGTTCTTGAGCTTTGGCCGCTTTCGCTGCTTCCTCATTCGCCTTATTGATAGCTTCGGTATTCGTTAATCCGCCATTAGCAAGGTCCTCTTTCACTTTTGCGAGTTCCTCATCGAGTTTCGCTTTTGCAGCATCCGCCTCTTCTTTTTGCTTCAAAGCCGCATCAATTCTAGCGCCTTCTTCTTTTGTAGCTAAGCGGTCATTTTTTACAAGCCCCAGCCACGCACTATCCTCAATCCAATATCGAGTATCGTGTGATTCCCTAAACTTATCAGACAGGCCTGTTGTTGAGTTCGTATTCTTGTGAATACGCTTCCCATCAACATCTACGCCCATATAAGATCCAGATGTTTTTTCATTGTAGCGAAAATCGAGTAATGCTTTCCCAGCAAGTCCAATTACTGTAGCTAAAGTTACCCAAGGACCTGCAGCGGCAAGTGTGGCTAATCGCATAAATCCGAGTGCACTGGTTAGTGATCGCATAACGACAATAACTGCTCCGGCTTCTGCACCGAATTTAACAATTCCGCCGATAGCTTCCTTTTGCTCAGCGGTCATCGACTCGAATTCTTTAGCGACGTCTAATACGCCTTTTGCATAATCATTAAACACAGGAACTAACTCATGGCCGATGGATACTGCAAGCCTTTTACCTGTATTCTCTAAATCTTTTAATTCCCGATTTAGCTTTGCAGACTTAGATGCGGTATCATCGTCGATGATAAGCCCCATTGCTTTGGCACGTTCAGCCACTTTGTCCATCTGCTCAGCGGACATGTTAAGCATGGCGTGCATTTGATACCCGGTACGTCCAAAGAGTTCCATTTCGACACGAGTCTTTTCAGCGCCATCTTTCATGCCCCTTAGACGTTCCTGTATCATCTTGAACACTTCAACGGTATTCTTACCCTTGATATCTTCAAGCGTGTAGCCTAATTTACTGAATATATCGGTACCGAGCTTTCCTTCTGCTCGAGCGACTTCCATTTTCTCTTTGGCCGCTCCGACGTTCTTAGAGAACTTAGCAAATGCACCAGCGCTATCTTCCATGGCAATACCCATGTAATTAGCTACTGCTAATAGTTCACTGGTTTCTTTTGCCGTAGCACCAGTGATACCGGATAATTTCTTAACGGCTACATCCCATTGAATAGCCTCTTTGGCTAATTTGGCACCGATGCCTACAACACCGACACCGGCACCTATCGCCATAAGGTCATTCTTCATTTTGCCAAGGGCGGATTTGGCGCCTTCAGCACTAGCTGTAATTTTCTTGAGTCCGGCTTCCGTATTCTTATCTGTCAGCTGAACGACAATATCAATTAAATTATTGGCCATTCTTGTGCGCCACCTCCAATTCTTTAGCCTCTAATAATACGAGTAGATCGATAAGGTGCGGTAATGGCTCGATGCCGTAAGCCCTCGCCACTTCTAACACCGCTGGCATATCGAATCCTGCAATACCGCCTGAATGCCATCGTCGCTGCATACGACTAGCGTTGTATACTCGCATCGCTTGTCGTGTACCATCTAATTGATGCGGGGAATTAAACTCACACTCCGAGCAGTCGAAATTTTGCTTCGTTTCGCGTTGCATCTTGATACAATCTGAGCAATATTTCGGTTTGTCGGAGTTGAGCCAACTCCACGCATCAATTAGTTTTTTTCGATTTCAGCCTTTTTTTCGTGCGTAAAACGCATCGTATCAAGCGCAATTTCCATAAGATCATTGTCTGGTGCTGCGTTGATTTCATCTTCAGTCAATCCGTAGATGTGCTGCATAATCCATTGCGCAAGCTCACGAGAACGTAATAGGCGTTCTGTATCCGGTGCTTCTTCCGGAACTGGGGTATACAATGGGTCTAAACCAGATTTAATTAATTCACCACGTTCAGCGAATGTTAAGCCTCTTACTTTGATATCTTCAAATGCCATATTGGCACCTCCTAGTATTGTTCTTGATTATTAACTAATGTAATGATGGATGCGGAGCGACCAGCATCTGCACGATAGTATGCTTTAAACGGCAATTCAATATTGACGCCACGAGGACCATCGATGCCTGGAGATTGTCGTTCGTACACAAGTTCAGGCAATTTGAATGTAAGCGACCAGTCATCTTGTTCAAGGCGTAATTCCAAACTGGATTCTGTACCGTTAACCGCTTTGTTTAAAAGGTCCTTATTTTGGAAGAACGCTTTAATTGTCCCGGAAATTGACGCAATACCTGGGTCTATGTACGTTCTAAAGCCTTTACCGCCGATAGCATAAGAGTCACCGTCCAAGCCAAAATCAAAGTTGATATCACAACTTAAAATATTGGCCACCGTTACTCCGCCCTCTTTAATGGTCGCGTTAAGATTTTGGAACGGTAGGAAATTTACTGCCTTAGCTGCTGCATCGAATGTAGTAGCCGCTAAGGTTTCCTTACAACCCATTACATCCACAGATGCTGTAAGTTCGGAGTCACCGCCAAACTTAAATCCTAATTTACTAACCCGCGCACCCGAAAATTGCTGAAATACGTTAACATCAGGGTAGCCCTGTTCAATAGTTAGCGACGGCATTGTGTTGCCGATTTTAAACACGTGCTCAGACTTCTTATTTGGCGCTTGGCCAGTTGTATTAGAAGTCGGTTGCCCGAATGCAGCTTTTAGCCAGTATCCAATGTCGATTACACCAACAGGCACGGTTAAGCTACCAGACGTGTCGATGTTGCCACGAAATGGCGCTGCAGGATTACGATCACCACGGATTACGGTGGAATCGTTTAAATTTTGACTAGCTTTTATAGAGCTGGATATGATTGGCGTGATTACACCGCCAGTGGATGGGGTTGTACCAAAATCCGCCTCAAACGCAATCGCCACATGGGACTGAGAGCCCTGTGCACGTTTCGCTGTTGCCATATGCATTTCCTCCTTTAATATTCAATATTCCCGCCGATTACATGCGGAATTTCTATAGTAGCTGTTAAACGTCCAGTGAATACTGGGCGCCAATTCATTGAGTCTAATTCATAGTCAATGTCGATTACCGGGAAGGCTGGATTAACCTTACAAATGCATTCAATGATTAACTGCCCTAGGTTATCCGATTCGAGCGCTCCGTCATATCGAATGATATTCTTAACGCGAGTTGCACCTTTATGGACAATACCCCATACAATCATTAACGAGTATGTATAGGTATCAGCAAGCCCTTCGTTTTTACTACTCGGTAGTAATATGATGCAAGGGCAATCTTCTTCAAGCGGTGCTTCGACATCGTCGTAGCCGACATACAGTTGCGCCGGCTTTCCATATTTGTCATTGCAAAATTTAGTCAACGCTTCATCATTCACTAAGGCCTCAGCCCAGCGCTCAACGATGCGCGACAGTGGAATTGTCTGTTGCATCAAATCACCTTACCTTGTAATTACGTCGAGAAGCGGATTGTGCCGCTGGTCCATGTATAGCGTAGTCACCTATCTTATCCTCAATATAAGGTTTAAGCTTAGGCTGCAACGCAGCTTTCATAGGACCATAAGTATGACGTGGCTGAATTTTGAACATCGATTTTCCTTTAGGTAACGGTACACCTGCAGCAAATAACTTCTTACGCATAGGCTCCGTGATTTGCTTGGCGTAACCTTCCTCGATGCGTTCGCCTAACCGTTTAGACGAATTAGATAACCACCCAACTCGGACGGATTGCTTGCCTTTGTCATATTGATATCCGACTGCATTGGATAGCTTACCGAGAGGACTGTAGCCGATTGTCCTGGCGCTAATACCCATATCGAGTAAGGCATTTCGCGATTTCGAGCCCCAGGCTTCCCGTTCTGCCCGTCCTCCGCTTTGATAAGCTTTCCGAAGTTTCGCACCAAATGCTGACTCAAATGCCGCCCTGCGAGCCGGTGCCATGAAGTTAGGATATCTACGTCCACCTGGTGCACCCGACCGGATGCCCTGCTTTATTTCTTTTTGCATCATCCATCCTGTTGACTTTAATGCCTTACGCATCCAGTCTGGTTTGGTTTCCGCGATGAAATTCAGATACGGCGTAGCTGTGTCTGTAATCGTAATAGGCTCATTACTCATTACGGTCTCACCGCCCTCACGTTATGCACGATTTCAAGGCAATACATCGTACCGTCAAAGTTAGAAATGTGATCAACGTACCATTTCTCACCATTGATATACACTTCGTCTTTTGATCGTGGTTCAGGAACATCCTTAGCACGCACCCAAATCTGAGCCTTATCAGCTAGTGCTTTATCGACAAATCCGGAACCTTTGCCATCATATTCGCCAATCTCCACGATAGCTTTGATAACTTGGCCTTTGTAGGTAATTCGCTCACCAAATACAGAAAGCAGTGCATTAGGCCTATATGCTAATTTCATAGTGCATTACCTCCTATGGAGTAGGCGGGCATATGCCCGCCTTTACATTACTTTTCTACATTTGGCACAAGAGCGACTTCCAATACTGTAGTACCTGGGCGTTTTTCTGTAAGAGCCACGCCTAATACTGGGTTAGTGTCCGTCTTAGATGCTCGCTTTTGATCTTTGTCGAAATACACAGTATCACCTACTGCAAAAGAATCGGATGTTAATGCCGCTACTTCAAAACAGCCAGTTACCTTAACTGCACCGATTGAATTAGGACCAATGTTTGTAATTGCCACACCGTGCATTTTACCGATAGGAACGATGTCCCCTACTTCAATCATTTCGGTCGTTGTATTTTTAAAATCGACGCGGTCTAGTTCTTGAATGAATTTAGCCATATCTATTTACCTCCTAATCAGTTACTAATTATTTACCAGGATTTTTGTACAAGCCGCGGAAGTCAATTGCTGTTGCGTTGCAATCGATTGCTACTTTGTACTCGATGCCGTCAACTTTGAAGCCTGTTTGCGTTTCTAAACGAGGTGTTTCAATGCCATTTAAGTACGTTACTTCGATAGTTTGAACATCTGTAGGACGGGATGCCAAATACCAAGCATGCGGATCCGTTAATGCTGCATCTACAACGATAGTGAATCGACCACTGAATGGGTTGACTGTATCATTGCTACGAGCAGGGTCTACTACAGATTTAACTACTTGATATGCTAATGCTTCGAGCTCAGGTGGAACAATCAAATATGTAGGTGAGATATTCAAATTGCGATTTTCACCAATATGTTTTTGACGACGCATAGCTGCTACACCTGCAGCTAAAGATACAACACTTAATTCGGAGCCTGCAGTTGCCAAGTTCTTACGGTCTGCACTAAACAAGGCCTTTCCGTCTTCTAACACAGTATTGCCGCTTAAAAGGTCATATACCATGTTATTGATTTTATTTTTTGCTGCACGACCAAATTTAGAAGAAATATCGTTAAATACACCCAAATCGTCATTAATAATAGCTTGTCGTGTTAAGCTGAACGTACGTCCGAATGTCAATACACTAACATTCGTACCTGCTTCGCTCATTTGGGAATCCTTGAATTGTCCGCCCTCAGGGACAAGTTTCAATTCAGCTGCTTCGGAAAGTAAAAAACGTTTTGCTGGTTTGAAGTCACGATTACTACCTTTCCCCGCCCAAGTTGCAAATGTAGATGGTGCTGTTTCATAACCTTGCATCAAGGCCTTACTTGCTACATTAGACAACGCGATTGGGAAAGAGGATGTGGAGTTGATAGCTTCACGAGCTAATTCAAATCGATCGGAGTAATTAGCAGTTAGACCTTCACGAACCATAGACTCACGTGCTAATTCCATTAAGGACATAGAACGGAGTTCATTTGCACCTGGTGCAGGATTTGCGACTGGGATACCCACAGACATCATCAAAGCGTCCTGCATAGCCATGCGGAACTTATCAGAATCTGCTTCGCCAACTTTAACGGATACTGGTTTATTGCGTTCACGCAACGCATCCATTACTGCCTCACGAACTTCGGCAACAGATTTGCCGGATTTGATGAATTCATCTACACCGTCAACATCGAAATCACGGCATAGGCTAGTGATTGTGGATACACGTTCACGTTCTGCCGCAATCAATTTTTTAGCGTCATCCGCATTAAAACCTTTAACTCCGGACTCTGGTACTTCCGGTACTACTTGTGGCACGTTTTGCTCAGTGCCTTTTGCTTTTGCATCACCTTTCATAGGTTCCTCCTCATTATCATCTACACTTCTGCCTACCCCTACACTTGGATCTGCAGGGACGGACACAATACTAATTTCCAACGGCTCCCAGTCTGTAATTACGTATGCCGGGCCTGTAAATCGACCATTAGAGCTTTTAGAATCGGAATCAATTAATTCCTCATATCGGCTTATGGAATATCCGACACTCACGCCCTGTAGCGTGCCTTTTAACACTTTTTGATAAATCTTTTCGGATTCATCGTCTTCATCGAATCGAACAATCGCTTTGCCACGATTGTCTTCAATCCACACATTCTCGATGTGTCCGACTACAGTATCACGGTCGTGATTGAATAACACCGTACCCAAACCACTATTAAAGCGGTCTAGGTTAATGCATCCATCGTCATGACACAATATCTCTGTTCCGAACCATCTTTCATATGGCTCTTCAGAGGAAAAGGACAATTCGACGGTACGATCATCGTTCGCTTCGATATTTGTAATTTGCGCCTCTCGGGCATATTTACCTAAGAGCTGCTTTGCAAATTTCCCCACTAGCTATCATCTCCTTTCATATCAGTGGCGTTATCATCCGCTAGATTCGTTATGTCCCCATTCATATCAAGGGCAACACCCAATTCCTTAATGCGGTCTTGTTCCAGCTTCCGCTGTTCAAGCACTTCTTCCCAGTCCTTACCAGATGCACTACATACGTCCTCGAGCGTTGTGAGCCCTGCCTTAATAGCTTCCTTGTTAGCATTAACTTCCTTAACCGGGTCAATCCAAGACCAGCCTGGAGCTAACCACGCTACTTTTTTATAAAGTTTTGGGTTCGCTGCATAGTCATTGGCCGGGATAATCCCCTTCAGGTAGCACGCCTCAATAAAGGCCTGCCATACAGGCATACAAAAATGCTCGATTATGAAACGCTGCATCTGCTTGAATGATTGCTGGTCCTCCAGCATATTCTGCCGAGCTGCGGAGAAGTTACCACTAATATTGCGCGTCACTATGTCCGCGCTTAGACCCATACCCGACGCTATGCGTCTTGTTTGAGTTGCCGAGTATTCTGATGCGGTTCCAGCATTCCGCTTAGGCTCCGCAAACGAAATAGATTCACCTGCACGTAGATGTTGGATAATCCCTGGCGCCATTGAACGAACTTTCTTGCCTTTACTGTCGATCTTATTTGCAACCATCGGGGCGGTCCCAGTATTACTTGTTACAAACGCGCCGAAACATGCGGCTACACGAGCCGCTATAAGGTCAGCATCCATATATTCATCTACGTCGTGAATACGCTTTAATACGAGAGCTAACATACTAACCCCGCGCAGTTCACTAGGTCTGCGAGGCTTATGTAATAGAAAAGCCCTATTACTTGGCAGCCTTGCCTCGTTAAACGACCGTATTCCTAATGGATCTGTTTGGAATACGTGATATGCTATTGGTCTTCCGTATTTATTAACTTCCACGCCATTAACAATACTGTTGCCGTTTTCACTTACCGATACGGCTCCGATATTCTCGCCCTCGATAAGCTGTAATGATAGCGGTATATCTGCACCTTCGGAGGTCATATTAACTAGGATTTCCCCGTCATAGACCATTCGGCGCAGAGCCATTTCTTGCAACTCATAAAACGTAGATATCCCTCGGATATCCGCATTCTCCTTATCCACCCAATCTGACCAAGCCTCCTCAATTTTCTTGTTGAGTCTTTCATTTAGCTTTCCTGCTTTGGTCTTGATTTTGCACTGCGGTTTTATACCCGTACCTACTACATTCCGTAGTAATGCCAATACAACACTTTCAGCAAGGTCGCTATTAAGTTCTGCTGCACGTGCACGACCTCGGATCAAATCACGTTGGCCTGATGCTACTTGTTCAGCTGTACCAAATACTGGCATCCAGTCGCCACTCAATCTATCTGTTGACGCCGCATCATATCCACGTTCAAGCGAACTACGGAAATACGCTCTACGGGCAGCTCGTTCTGGATTGAAATATGCTATTACCTTATCGAGTATGTTCATCGTCGCTCCCATGACACGTAGGATGTCGTGCTATTACCTTCCTCATCATCAACGCGAGACATTAACTCACGTTCACGGGCATATAATGTCGGCAAGTCATGCGTCTTAAATCGCTTACCACCTACAGACATCTCAGCGTATCCATTCGTCTCAATTTCCTCGATTATCGTTCGAATACGCTCCAAGTCTTCTCTTGCGCTCATGGTCTCACCTCCTTCTTAACTAAACCAACCTCGACTATCTGCATTAAAATCTTCAGCATCCGTATCTTCGTCCTCCTCATCGGTATCCAGATTATATTCGGGTAAATATTTAACACCTACCGAGTCCGCCACCATGGCGTTGTATACACACGTATCCAACAAGTGATTTGTTGGATGACTGGTTAATGGTTTCCATTGCACCGTAACTGCTCCGGTCTTTACATTTCGGATTTCTTGCTTTTCCTCCGACCGGAGGTGCTCCGAATATTCCTCCGGGCAATCCTTAAATAAATGGATTGTGCCAGGCTCATTGGCCGGACGTACCATACGTGCAAATATAAAGTCCTTCCAGTAATCGGTATTCACTACGTACAGCTTCATGCCTCCGATGACGCCCTTCTCGATGCTGCTCATCTTATAAGGCGGAGCTAGAGGACTGTGTGATGAATCACCTTTAACTGGCACGCATACTTCTGGGTACTGCGCACAGTACTGATATACTTCATCTGTTCGATAGCCACTATCGATACCGGCCCTCACAATCTTACGGGCCTCACCATACTCTGATGGATATTCTCTATCAATGAGTATCTCGGTTAAGTCTGACCAACTACTTGCTTGACCATAATCGACTAAGTAACTTGATACACCATGAGCGTAGGCTCTAACCTCCCACCAGAAATGATCTTGCTGCACATCGACAGATGCGATAAGTAGTGGCGCATGCTGTGGCACAATACCTCGAGGAACTTCCGATTGCGTAAACACGAGGTTCTGCGTGCTTTTAGTTTTCGCAGATTTCCACGGCTCCGCTAATCCAGAGTTGATAAAATTCATCAACTCACTTGGCTTATCCTTTGATTTAACAAACTCATATGCCACATCGCCAAAGGTAACCCATGGAGAGTAAAGGGATGACATATGATAGGCGACCGACCGGACGACTCGAACTTGCGATTCATTCACCGCCCGCCATTCACCTTGCCGGAGCATATCCATCTTGTGCTTATCATCAATACGGTGCTTACAATGTTCGCACTCATAATATGCGGTATCACGTATCATATCCGCATTGCCATGGTGTTCTTCCGGCCATTTTATCTGTTTGAATTTGAGGGTCTGCGACACCCCGCAATGCGGACATGGCACGTAATACTGCTTGCGTTCATTTGCGTCCATATAGGACTGCCAAATATTGCCACTTTCAATCGTAGGAGTTGACACTCTTACAATCTTCTTATCAACGAATGTCTTGGTACGTTCCTCAGCCAGCTTAATTGGATTCGCTTCCTTACCAGAGAAAGCTGGATACTTATCAATTTCATCGAAGAATAAGTACTTAATTGACCGACTTGATAAGCTGCTTGGTGAATTCGCACCAACAAGCACCATGTAGTTTCCATTAACGAAGTCTAACTCCAGCAGCTTACTGCCTTCGTCATACATATCTGCCAATGGTTCTACACTCCTGATCATCGGTTGCACACGTTTATCGCTAGCAAATTTTGCGATAGTATCCGTCGGATAAACCATCATGACTGGTGATGCGGTTTGGTGTAACGCATACCCAATCATATTAAGCTCAGCTTCCGTCTTACCAATCTGCGCCCCAAAACATAACGAGATGCTTTCAATAAGAGGGTCCGTGAATTTGTCCATAGGCTCCTTGAGATAAGGTGTCCGCGCTGTACGCCATCGTCCAGGTTCAGCAGATATATTAGTCAGTACCCTGTACCTATCCGCCCATTCCGAAACGGTGTATCTTTCAGGTGGCTTGAATGCCTCTAATTCCTCAGGGAACCAGTCAACCTTTGGACTTATCTTTTCCCGTGGCTTTGACTTTCGGCGTGTACTCGCCTTCGCGTGCGTAGCTTTCGAGGTATTCTTCGACAAGGCCATTCACCACCTTTTCTACACGAGCACGTTCCTCAGGATCCGTGAATTCACTTCCAATACGCTTACCTAATTTGGTAAATGATGTCTTCATCTCCAATACTCGGCTAGCCCATGCCTGTGCCACATCAGCACGAGGGACATATTCGCCATTAAGCACATCTAGCATTTTCTTTTCACGTGCGGCCTTTGCTTCTTTATAATCTGCTTCGGCTTCTAGCTTACGAGTTGATGCAGATTTACTTTTAGCATTATCCCCTTTCGCCTGCCCTAAATATACGAGGACTTCCCGGAGATTCCACCAACCTACAGATGCTTTAGGCATTCCTGTTTTATGATGTCGAGAAATAATTTCCGGAGTGACCCGCAAGAGGTCACATAGTTGAGTGCTGGATACGAGCAGATTGCCTGCAGCATCAAATTTCACTCTCGGTTTTGTGTCCGCCATAGGTGTACTCCTTTCTAAATTCGTCTTTCTACATTCAACAGGAAAATTTTTCTCACAGAGAGAGGACCATCGCGCGGGGGCGACCAGCGGCCATTTTTCGCCCGCGGAGTACCTTTTCCAAATTTTCATTTTCTCAATTAGGAGTTATCATTGATACTCAATAAAAAAGGGTAGACCTCAACTAAGTAAGGTCTACCCCGGGGCAGTGCAGCAGGCAGACATATTGTGCGGGCCAGACACTGCCTGCTATCTACTACACTTACATTATATTAAATTAAGAGTGTGCCATTCTATGCCATCTTTTCAAATTCAGCGATTGCTTTCTTGTGAAGTCTGTGAACTTGTCGCCACGAATACCCTAACTCGACAGCTATCTGCTCCCATGGCAATGCATTAATATATCTGAGATTCAATACATCTCTATATTGTCCGTCAGCTATTTGGTTGATGACTTGCTTGACCTTGTTTCGAGAATCAATCAACTCATCCCATTCTCTGTTCAGTTCCTCCCTACATTCTTGTAAGTGCTTACTAATTCGTGGCATAGCATCTCCCGATTCACATATCTGTATAGCTTCTGAATGTAAATCTCGGTTAATCGCACCTAGCTGAATCTCTAACGCACGCATTCGCTGCTCAGTATGGCGGACAGCTTGTAGTTCTTCCTTAGCCATCATACTCGATAATCTCCATATTTACTGATAATCATCTGTGCTCGTAGTAATCCGTCAATGTATCCGCTTTCACGAATTCTATCATCTAGCATAGGTGATCTCAGTTGCCTATTACGGGCTCGTATGATGGCAAGACTTAAATCTGACTGTATGGCACCTACAATCACATCTGCCCTACTCCTACGCTTTTGCATCCTTTACCTCCATACGTTCGACAATATCCTCAATGGCTTCTACCATGTCTGCTTTGCATTGCTCGACAGCAGTGAACATCTCCTCACACATGGCGTATGCATCATCACTCAGGTCATCATCTAATCTCTCGGCAACATTATCTTTGAGATTATCTACAACCTTAACTATATCCATGACAAGTTGATACGTGTCATCTAGATAGTGCCCTTTGTTAATTAGTAGACGCTCGACTTTTGTCATGCTCTTCCCTCTTTGCAATTTCCCGATTTAAATACCAACGGGCTTTTTTCAAATCCTTAATAGCATCATCCTTATGCCCAGCTCTGGATACATACTTCACAACATTACCTAATCGATATCCTAGTTTCTTGTCTTCGATGTAATCGATAACCTCGATATCGCCTTGTGTATAATGACTAGGATGGTTGATATCATCACATTGCTTATCTATGCGTCTAGGAGGTTCAGGAGGTCTGGAAGGTCTATGAGGTCTATCTAGTATATTTCTTCCCATATTTATACAAAATCGATTCGTTGCTTCTCCGAAACGTCTCAATTCTTCATTCGCTATGTAACGACTTAGCTCTTCACTAGCTGATAGCCTAGTAGGTGGCGGCGGGGGATTATTTGGTTGCTCATACAATCTACCTGGGGTTAACCCGTACACAGTCTTGTATTTTCGTTTATCAACAATATCTATAACTTGAATAGTCGTGTAACACACTATTATTACAATAGCTCCGAATATTCCCGCCATTATAAAATGATCCATATTAATCATCCTTTCTGTATTTATCAATTCTCGCTTTTAAACTTTGCAGCACATATTCCTGCGCCCGGTCCTTTTGCGCTAGTGCGTCCATCATATCCTCATCACGAGTTCCCTCACATATTAGATGATGGATAATTACCTTCTCCATTTGACCTTGGCGGTGTAGCCGCTTATTAGCTTGTTGATATAACTCAAGACTCCAATTTAACCCGAACCATATTACGTGGTTCCCGCCGTCTTGTAAGTTAAGCCCGTATGCCGTACTAGCCGGATGTGCTAATAGAATATCAATCTCTCCAGCATTCCACGCTATCTCATCATCGGCACCTTTTAACTCACAGACTCGTAATTTAGTCTTAGCTAATGCTGCTTTTAGTCGTTCACAGTCATGCTTGAAGTTGTAAAACACTAATGCGGGCTTACCGTTTAACTGTTCTACAAGTTCCATAAAAGCCTCAATCTTACAGCCATGTATCTCGTGAACGTTCCTATCGCCATCATATACAGCTCCGTTCGCTAACTGTTGTAGCTTGGTAGATAATGCTGCTGCGCTCAAAGCAGTGATATCTTCGCCAGCTTCAATCAATTCTAATACAGATGTACGTTCCATATCTTCATAGGCCTTTTTGGCTTTCGAATCTAACTGCACATATTTAATATCGTTGATGACTGGTGGTAACTCTAAATAGTCATCGGCTTTCATGGATATACACAGCCCAGATATTGCCGCCATGATACTGTCATTCGAATCGGATTTAGGCTTATAGGAATACACCATTTCGCGTGACCTCTGATCTGGCTCGAAATAGTAATCTCTAAATCCTGTGTACGTTTTTCCTAACGACTCACCACGGTCTAATAAATACACTTGCGCCCATAGGTCGATTAATCCGTTAGGGGCTGGTGTACCTGTTAACAACACCATGCGCTTGATGTGGTTATGCATATAGGCTAATGACTTAAAACGCTTAGCTGTGTGGTTTTTAAAAGAACTAGATTCATCCACAACTACCATGTCAAATGGCCACGCATTCTTATAGTAATCAACTAGCCACGTTACATTCTCACGATTGATGATGTAGATGTCGGCAGGTGTGTTTAACGCCTTAATGCGCTTTGTCAGACTACCTAATACAGTAGATATCCTTAATATACCTACGCCATCCCATTTTCGTGCTTCGCGTTGCCATGTAGCCTCCGCCACTTTCTTAGGCGCTATGATTAGCACTTTACGAATGGCGAATCGGGAGTACTTCAATTCGTATATAGCGGATAACGTGATAATCGTTTTCCCTAAACCCATATCCAGAAATAACCCTATCTTATTTTGATTAACGGTCTTGTCGATACAATATCGTTGATACGCATGCGGAATAAACTGCATTACGCTTTCACCCCGAATTCTTCTGTGAATTGATCCAGATAACCAGCCACAGCATCTGCACCTTTTAACACAAATACTTTTTGATTTAACTTTTGTAGTTCGCGGGCTTGGACTCCCTGCAATCGTGAAAGTACGCCTTTGGATGTCTTCAATTCTACGAAATGAATAACGCCATTCGGCCATATGACGATACGATCAGGCACACCGACATTGCCAGGGGATACAAACTTATATGCTTTACCTCCCGAACGTTTGACGCCTGCAACTAATTTTCTCTCGATTTCCTTTTCTAGCATTTCTCACCTCTGAAATTTTTAAACGTTAACATGTTTACATACGCGTATATGAGGGTTCAAATTAAGGCTGTAAAGGGCGTATTTTTTCTTAAAACTCTTTGTTTTGATAATTACCAGTATATAATGTTAACAATGTTAACCAACCTATATAAATATAGATAATTACTGACTTTATGCGTTAACATAGTACGTTAACATTCTCCGAATTCGTTAACATTCTAATGTTAACAAAAATACTGAGAATGTTAACGCTTAATTGAGAATGTTAACGTTATAATTTCAGTTTTGACTCGTTGATTCTGAACCCTCTTTGATGTCCATATTCACCAAATCTCATCAACTGACTTCCACCCATTGTGTACGGGGAGTCCGCCAGTATTTGATTAATTTCCCTGGTCTCGATCTTCTTCATTCGGCTTGGGTCGTTACCGAAACACTCCCACCATACCTCTGCTGCACAAATACGGTCACGATATACTAACTCTTGACCCTCGGCAGGTTTAGCGTTCATGCTAAGGTACGTCCTCCGGGCACTACGACTCATCACATTCCAATTTAACGGCACTTTGATTAATAAAAACTCATTAATCAATCCTGCTTTGGTATTTGATTCCATATGCGCCTCTCTTGCCGCATCAGCCAGTTTTAGTACAGCCGGGTCATCCTCGATAATGAGGCTTTCCCCGCTTTTATACCGATACAAGGCCTCCGCCCATAACTGGTCTACTTCCCCCGGAAGATTAACGAATATATTCTTTCGTGGAGTCGTCATTTCAAGATCAATAGGCCAAAATCGGCGATTACCAGTGATATCTTTTAGGAATTCATATTGATTCGTACTACCAAAGAATACACACTGCCGCGGATATTCTTGTGTACGTCGGCCATAGGCTTGACGAAATACATCTACTTGACGACTTAGAAATTGCTTAGACGCATTTTCTTCAGCCCTCGAATACCCCGCCATTTCACCGGCTTCTATGATCCATTTACCTTGAATACCTTCTGCAGCTTCTTTACCCTCAAAGGTATTTAACCCATCAGCGTACCACTTCTTGCCCATCGTGCGGATAAGGGTACTTTTACCAATACCCTGACCGCCAATAAGAATTGGCATCGTGTCATACTTGCATCCGGGCTCAAACGCTCGCGCTACTGCCGCCGTAAATGACTTTCTAGCAGCCGCACGAGTATACACATTATCCTCAGCCCCTAAGTAGTCGATGAATATGGTATCTAATCGGGCAATGCCATCCCAGGATAACCCGTTAAGGTAATCTAGTACTTCATTAAATCCATTTTGCTCAGCGCACATAATGAGGGCATCCATGATTTTATCTTTGCCGGTGATATCATATTTATTTTCTAGGTACCACCGTAAGCCCGCATCATCTGCGTCTGTCCATATGCGAAGTCCTGGTGTTGGGTTCCATGGTAGGGCCCCTTTTGCCACGTATCTTGAACCAAATCTATCATAGGCAAGTCTACCGACAAGCGCCGGATCATGGTGCATGATTTTAAGCATGTTATCTAGTGTGTTCTTAGGTCGACCATTCTCGTCGTACTTTAAAGTCGAACTTTTCATCCAGTCGACGTTCGTTAACGCATTAGGGTCGAGGTCAGATGTCTCAGCGTGAGCCGATACGTCCGTGATAATATCAGCAAATACATTTGATGCCGATTCTCGGGCACGGGCCATGTTGAGTTCGTTAACGACTACCGTATCTTGCATAGCTAGTTTAGACATAGCCAAGTAAGATGGCAGCTTATGCCCAGGTGTCCCATCCTTAGCAGTCTCGTCTAAGCTGTGGAACTTATGCATCCGGATAAGGTCAAAGGCATTAACTAATTGACCACTACACGGGTCAGTATTATGGTGACTGAATAGGAATGTATCATCATCATAAATAACCGCACCGGCTACCGTTGAGCCAGTAACGAATGTTAAACGGTCCTCGCTGCCATCAACATCAACATATGCATGAGGTATGAATTTATCAATCGCCTCACGGATGCCATATATTCGACAAAAGGCACCTACAATACCTGGCTTTTCTCTCGGGTCAGCTTGCTTTGCAAGTAACTGCTTTTCATGCTGCGACGCTTCCTTACCAGGTACCTGTGGCCAAGAACGTACATCTCGCCAATCAGTATATTGGTCGAGCATACCGTCAGCAGATAAGAACGCCTTATCGCCTACATAATATACGTATTGAGCATCGTTAGGACATGATGGCCAGTACATAAGCCGAGATGCCTCGAACGTAGTTCCGTCCATCATACCAATGCCGATGAGCTCCGCTAGCTTACGAGCAATAGGCTCATACTCATCAGGTGTCATCGTTCTATCACTCGGGACGATAACACGTAACCGCGGACGATGCACAGTGTGAGAACGAGTTGAGTAGATGGCATAAGCCATGCCGAGGCTGTCAATCGTGCGGGCGACGTTCTCAGTTTCCCCAGGCGATATGGCATCCATATCAAGGGTAATCAGATCACGCCCAGACACGTTGATAGCTTTACGCTGCAGACCGTTTAACGTACCGCCAACAAAGCCGCCTATGTCCTTTAACTTGCTTTTCTCAGATTTTGGCAATCTGTGGTATTCGTCCACGGTTTCTGTTGTACGAACGGGGATTTTGAGGCGTTCACAAAACTCGGACCACAACATCTCCGTACGGGTCCATTGCTTTGATGTGCGACTCGCACCGATACTGATGGTAATCAGTTTATCGTTTTGCAAGTGTATCCCCTCCTAATCTTTCATATAATAGTCGTTAGTAAATCCTGCGGATGATAATAGCAGCCCGTCTGCCCAAGGTATGGCGATTGAGAATATAGCATTAACATCATCCAGTATTGATTCTGCGTTATGCTTATTGATTTCAAGTACAGCTTCGTCATGGATGTGCATGATAATTTGATATCCTACATCCTCCAATCGGCGTAATGTTAATGCTAAACAATCGCGAGCGACTGCTTGTGTGATGTTTTCGACTAACTTACCCCCATAGGTACTTTCAGTAACCCATGCAGCATTTACCTTAGTCTTAAAATGCACAGCATCCTTACCAAATGCATTCTGTTTAATGCTTGGGCTAGGATAAAACAGCTTACGTCCGCTAGGTAGTTCAATCGTCATATATCGGTATCCATATATTGGATCAATTTCCAAACGAAACATAATGCCGTGGTCAAGGCCTATAGGATTCCCGGTAGTAACGGTGTACACGGCCGCGTTCTCAACGGCATACCATAAATCTCGTATTCTAGGTGATGCGTTACGCCACAAATTTACGATTTCTGGTAATTCCTCCTCATGGAGTCCCATATCAAGAGCTCCCATGGCTTTTAATGCATTCACTCCGCCTTGATAGCCGAGTGCCAATTCAGCGACTTTACCTTTTTGTCTAAGATGACCATTCTCGCCATGCTTAACAACGGGAACACCAAACATCGACGATGCAGAAGCACAGTATATATCTCCGCCCTCAGCGAATACTCGCTGCCGCCAATGTTCTCCCGATAACCAGGCGATAACACGAGCCTCAATGGCCGAGAAGTCGGCCACACATAATGTATTGTCCTTTTCAGCAATAATTGAGGTACGAATTAATTGAGATAGCGTATCCGATACATCACCGTACAGAAGTTCTAACCCTTGACGGTTTTTGGTCTTAACGAGATGCCGAGCCGTGTCGAGGTTTTCGATGTAATTTCTCGGCAGGTTCTGCACCTGGATAAGACGACCCGCCCAGCGTCCGGTACGGTTGGCACCATAGAATTGCAATGTTCCTCTGAGACGAAGATCAGCGCCCATAGCGCCATCCATCATGGTGTATTTAGATACCGATGACTTCGCGAGTTTCTTCCGAATCATAAGCACTTTCGCGGCAACATCATCAGCATCCGTCAGAGCATCGGCCACAGTGTCCTTAGTTAACTTCTCAAGACTGACATTAGTATTGTTGTTTAGCCAATCAAGTAATTGATTCCGGCTGTTAGGGTTACTAAGTCCCGTAATTTGATAAGCTTCATTCATCAGTATTTCGCGATTTTCTTCATCAATGTATAAGGCCCCCTCAACCAATTCATGGTCGATGCGCACCCCTCTACTATTGATTTGGATATCAAGATACCAATCTTTCCACGTATCATCAGGTACAGGGAAAGAAGCTAATCTGTGATAACATTCCATCTCAGTGATAACGTCCTGGCGGTTGTACTCGACAAAAGCATTCCATTTATCCATATCGTGCCTAGGTAGATTACGGGTACGGCCCCCATTACGTTTAGTAGGCTTACATGGTGTACAAAAGTACTTGATAAGTGCTTTGCCTGATGTGTCCTTTTTCTTATCCTGGGGTAATCCCAGGGCCTTGCCGAGTAAAGCTAGGCCCATAGGATATCCTAGGTAGGCACCATGAATCATCGTGCATTGCCACTGATCAACCGATGTGAGTAACCCTGCACGATTTAGACACGTAATTTCAAATTGTGCATTGTAAGCGTGCTTGATTACATCTGGGTTTAATAAATCACGAATTACACTGTCAGGAATTACCCCTCCTTGCGCTAAATCTACGACTTCAACAGGGCCAAAGTCGTAGGAATACGCAAATAGTAATATGTCGAAATCAGGCGATTCAGTATATTTGTACACTCCGAATGAGATATCAGTCGATGAATATGTTTCTATATCAATACTTAGATGCCTCATATCAGGCACCTATTAGTAAGGTTGACCAGTTAAAGGGTTAATCCCTACAGGAGCTTGTTGTACAGATTGCTGAGGTGTCGTAGCATATGCCGGTTGTACATAACCTTGTTGAGGTGCTTGTTGTTGTACAGGTTGACCTGCTGCTACTGGAGCACCGGTATAAACATTAGCTGCACTACCTTGAGGTGCGCCAAATACAGAGGATGCAGCAACAGGCATGCTGCCCAATGCTTCACCATCGCGTACTTTTTGAACAGGACCTAAACCACATCCGATACCAGTGGATTGATTGGAGTAGAAGAAGAATCGAACGAGTACATTGACATACATGCCGGAGTATACTTGCGTAGGATTTGTGAGAGGATTACCTTGAAGATCTACTACTTCAACTTTATAGCTAGCATCTTGTGCTGCCGTAAACACCCAATGACCTTTACATTCAGGGCCAAATTCCTTACCAGATTGTGTGTAGCCATCACCGTCATGAATTGGTACTTTTGGCTGTGCCGGAACACGTGCGCCGAATTTAGTACGAGCTGATTGGATAGCAGCTTCGATAGCATTCATGAGAGCTTGGTGTTGAGCTACATCAGTTTTAGGTAAAAGAATAGTAGCTGAATATCTAGGTTTAGCACCAGGCTGTGTGGAATTAGCCCAAGGTTCTAATAGATGACAGTAGGATACGCGAACATTTTGCAATAATACTTCAGTTGGTTGTGGAACGAATGACATAATTAATTACCTCCATTATTATCATTAGATACATTAAAAATTTGCGCCGCAGTAGGTTGATTAGTAATCCGAGGGCGCTTATCGGATTCCTCAACTAGGGTAGGCTTGCCTGCTTTCTTAACTATCATGTCGCCTACCATATCATTAAATTGGGTTTTACCGATGGTCTTTTCCATCTGAGCCAATGTTAATGTCTTGCGTTCATATAAAATGCTTTCATCGATACCTGCTTTGATTAAAGTGTCAATAGCAGCATCGGTGTCTTGAAAGGCTCGACTACCACGACCCTCTACGGCTTTCCAGCCAGGGACTGTCACTCCGTTAAGGGATTCGGTGAGTGCGTAGTCTTTCATGTCTTCGAGCCAAGCAGCGACGTCTTTCCCTCGACGAAGGTATTCACCGAGTTCTGTCATCGAGATAAGTCGCGGATCATGATTAGCAACTAGCGCACTGTGCAATGAGTCGTTTGCATCATATCGGGCTTTGCACTGTTGTTTTGCCCTGCAGAATCTGCACCAGTCACCGGGTTCAAATTTACCGTTACCAGACATAGCATCATCTGCACGAGGTTTGACGAAGGTATTACCCCACTCCAGTAGTTCTGCCGTAGGGATTTCCCATTCGCTGATATTATTAACACGGGGCTGCACGATAGTCATTTTGACCGTATTGAACATATAAAGTAATCTATACGCATCAATCGCACCAAGAGCATATAACATCATTTGCGGATTGTGTTCCGCATCAACGACTACCCCTTTTCCGTGCTTATAATCAACGATGTGCAGGGTGTCGCCGGATAGAATAATACAGTCAGCCGTGCCGAATCCATCGGGTACATAACGACTAAAATCAACGCGTTTTTCAATGGCTACTACTGGAGTTGCCGTGCAACCTAACATAACACCTTTGACATATTCAAGGTATGTTTCCGAGGTATCGTCCATTTCTGGTTGCCACAACTCATCCTTTTTGATTTTGTTGAACTTGCGAGTGTATGTGGATTTCGCCATGGCCGTGGTATACTTCTGTAGTTTTAACTCACACAGTTCATGCGCCAGGGTTCCTTCCTTTGCATACACAGATGTACTATCGGGAAAGTTCTCCTCTAGAAGAGGGGCGGCTGTACAATGCAGCCACCGGTGCGACCCCGATGCGTTTAATAATGCATGTGATCGAGGTGCCATTAGATTCTTGCCCCCAATCCTCTAATTGCATTTACTAATTCAGGGTATCTGTCCTCAGGTACTTCACCCAAGTATTGAACACCGAATTGTGCCATTAATTGTTGCAATTCTACAGCTTTCCCTGCGTCAAGTAATGGTGCAAGAGCCGCTTGAATTTCAGGCAATGTATACTTTTTAACTTCTTGAGATACCGGAGCGGTAACAGGTGTTTGCACAGGTACGGTAACTGTTTGTGCCGGTGCTGCAGTTTGTACCGGGGCATCAGTGGCCACGTTGACAGTTGGTGCTGTAATGGCTACTTGAGTAGGAGTAACTTGTACAGCTGCATTAGGTGCCGTCATGGATATGGAGTTTGGTTGCATAGCTACTGTTGTAGTAGGCACACCTTGATTCGTATCTTGAGGCGTGAGATTAGATACGCACACGGGCGGTGTCACTACTGTAGATACTACTGTGTCCACTATGCCAGGGGCTTTATCATCCATTGCTCTGTCGTTATCTACAAAACTTCTAAATTGAGATAACACAGCTTTTAGCTGATTATATACATCTAGTACATTAACTCCTTGAACTTCAACTTTAATCATTGTTTAAATCCTCCTGAATATTAATAATTGATTGGTTGTAATATGATTCTTTTAACTCAAAACCTAAAGCCCTACGCCCCATACGAAGTGCCATAACTGGTACAGTACCAATACCGGCAAATGGATCAAGTACGATATCATTTGGATTACTCCACAATTCTATGCAACGAGCCACAGTATCTAGCTGCAGCGGGCAAATATGACGTTCATCCTTATTGTCACGAGCTGCTTTATAATTCAGTGTATGTGTTTGGCGGATGTCGGCCCATACAGGATTAGCATATCGGCGCCATACTTGATGGCTATACATAGGCTCCGTATTGTATTTTTGCTTTTTATCAAACAACTCTGGATCGGGCGTAGGTCGTTCAACTCCTTTGATTCCCTCAGGTTCCGCTTGACCGAAAAACTGAGTAAATCCTTCCGGATGCGCGATGGGCTCCGGATTGTCACCAGGTTTACGCAATGTCACGATGTAATCAGGCACCCCCATTCTACACATGGCAGAATCTTTTACAATCTGCTTGTGTAAAAGCCCTAGCGCCTTTGTCCGAGTAGCCTCAACAAGAGGATCTTTCCAAATCGTGACCCGGGAATGCATCACGAATCCAGCATCCTGAAAGGCTCGAATAATATCACCGGGAAAATCTTTCATTCCGATAACACCGTCCCTGGATTTCGTAAGCGGTAAATCCATACAATGGACTGATACTAATCGCCCAGGCATTATTACGCGGTATAGTTCTGTGATCAAGTACTTGAAGTGCTGCCAAAACTCACTATCAGTAGATGAGTTTCCCATATCCCTATCGGAATTTGAGTACACATACAAGCTACTAAATGGAGGGCTAAATATGGAGTAATGAACGCTATCATCAGGTAGCCCTTTCAGTACTTCTACAGAGTCGCCATTATAAATTGCAAATCGGGACTCAATTAATTGATTTAGCACGTTCACGTTGTAGGTCCTCCTTTGCTTTTTTATTTAACGCTTGCAGCATTGCAAATCCATATAGGGCAGCTATAGCTTTATCCATGCCTGCATCAATAGCTAATCTAGTTAATTTGGCTGCTTTTAATTCATTGATGTGGATGACTCTTATGTTATGATCCCTAGCATAAGCTAGTTCCAAATTGCACCCGGTTGAGTTCTCCCAGCCGTTGCACATTATGATTGCATCGCAACCACTTAGAAGGTCAATACACCAGCCTATGCCAGTATCATAATCAACCTTGTTATATAAATGCCCAAACATATGTATAGGTGATAGGAATATGTTATGCGTATCACTGCCAAAAGGTTCCTTTATCGGAAATACGCCCATATCGTCCTGCAGCCACTTTAATACAGAGTCAGCATTCTTTTTATTTTTAGCCAATCCTCCGAATGGATGGCTTACGTAAATTTTAGTCATATAACAACCCTCATTTCTGCCCAGTTAGGTAACACCATCGGCACACACGGATTGTATTCCGTTGATTCCCGTCTAGTTTTAGATAATTCAGTACGAACAGCATCACGGGTTAGCGCAATCATAGCGTCTCTCATTTTAATAGCATCCGCTTCCTTACGTTCGATGTTCGCTTTAACCGCGCCTTCCTTTTCGGAAATTACGATATAGGCGTTCACTTCATGCTTCTGGCCAAATCGCCAGCATCGGCGAAGCGCTTGATAGTACTGCTCATAACTATCGGATAGCCCAACAAATATCATATTGTGGCAGTTTTGCCAGTTCATTCCGAATCCAGCGATACTTGGTTTTGTTACCAAGCATTTTAGGAATCCAGAACCAAAACCTAACATCATGCCTTGCTTTCGAGTTGCCTTATCACTACCTTTGACATCCTCTGCGAGATCAATCATTTCTTTCAAAGTAGTCGATTCATCATTAAGGTCGCACCACACTAGCCATTGCTCATTAGATGCATTGACTAAATCAGCTGCTGCTCTACATCTTGATTCAAGAGATGCTTTGCGAGCCCTGCGGCGTTCCAGTAAGGATAAAGTAGGGACATCCTCACCTGTTTTATCAACAACAATTTCATGTACGTGTAACTCAGGCAATTCGTAACCATCATCTTCATAACCCAGGGATGCCGGATTATCTAGCACTACTGCCCATGACGCCATCCACTCCCAAAAGGTATTTTCTGCATGGCCTTTTAATCGCCATTTAGCAGTATCACTACCATCGTGTGTGAAATACATAGATAGCATCTCATTACGGCTCATAATGCCGAGGAACTCCGCATGATTGCCAAGTTCCATATAGTCATTCGGTGCAGGCGTTGCCGTACACGCCAACCGATATGGAGTATTACTGAATCGATTTATTAAATCCGTACGTACTTTACCGGTGAATGACTTTAGGATACTCGATTCATCAAGCACGACACCTATCAGATTATCGGTATTAAATCGCCCCAATTTCTCATAATTCGTAATATTAACGCCTGGTACAATGTCATCATCGGATTCGCATATAGTCACAGGAATATCGAAACGGTCACCCTCGGACTGTGTTTGAGCAGCCACAGCTAGCGGTGCTAATATGAGTACTGATCCACCTGTATGTAAATAAATTTCATACGCCCAGGATAACTGCATTAAAGTTTTGCCTAATCCGCAATCTGCAAATATGGCAGCTTTACCTTTTGCCAAGGCCCATTTAACGATATCTCGTTGAAAGTCAAATAGGTGTTTGTTTAGCATACCTGTAGCAATATCAAATCCGTGAGATTCTGACATTTTAGATTTAGCGGATATGAACTCTTCATATTGTTGCAAATACGTCCTCCTTTAGATATAATCAACGTAGAATAATATTTTTCTAATTTGAGCTTGTTGATGTTGCCGCATCATCAGGCTCATTTTTTATGCCCAAATCCTCGCATTCATCAGGAATGCAGTAGTCTCGCTTTGGACATTTGTTACAGTCTCGCAATTTAATCACCACCTTTCAAAGCGCTTAAATCAAGCACCATCTCAGGTTTTCTAGCTTCCCACGCGTAATAATCTAGACCCGCTTCTTTTAACGCATCGGCAGCTGCTCTACCTGTCTGGGCTTCATCAATAATTCTGTAAGCACTTTTTCTGGCATCACGTACTTTTGATAGTCGTTCATTGAACGGCTTCAGGAGTTCACAAACAGTCGCCCATTCTTTTGATGGTTCCCGGTAGAAACTCCTACTTCGACTAATCATGCGATCTATTAAAAATTCTGAAGTCGGCATACTAGCCAAAACACTATCACCAAATCCCGATTTCCTAATTTCCATAGCTGCTTTTCGTGCTTCGGATAGAGCATCTTCTAGACGCTTAAAGGCATCTAGTGATTTAATTTCTTTAATTAATAGCGCTTCGTATTCATTTTCAATTGCATTGGTTTTGTCAAAACCGACACGTGATACGAAGTCCCTCACTTTTTGTTTACTGACATAAGCTTTTGTCATTTTCTGTCTCCTTTTAGTTGTAATAAGGGTTTTTGCAATAATCGCCGCGAGTTCTCACTCTCGGCATGTATGTGACATCTTCGCGGTCTTCAGCATCCATTTCGGCTTTATCTTTGTAAAAGCCGTATAGGGATATAACCAGTCCAATTAACGATTGCAATATAAACTGTTCCCAACCGATTTGGTCTACTTCCAAGGCCCCCATAGAGCCTGCAATGAGGAACGTCCCTAATAACATATAGCCCATAAATTGATCTCCTTTATAACATCATCATTGATAAAATAGATGCTACTGCTGCTGCAGCTAAACTCAAGTGCATTCCCACGTCAATCCATGTCATGATTTACATCTCCTTTAAACCTTTAAAATATCCAAGATCGTGCCTAAATCCAGAATGATACACAGTCGATACCTGACAGTTTGACATGTCGGTACTTTTAACATACTTGATGGCCTTCCGAATGGCGTTGTCAATTAATCGCGTTTTTAAGTTAGAAAATCCCCAATTTGAGGTGCCCAACTCTTTAAGCTCCATCAGCGCCCATCGTTTTGTATTACATTTTCTGTCGAGGCTATATTGAAATCCACCTACGATTCCTTTAATTACGGATATTGTGTAATGATAGGATGTGTTACTCCAGTTCATGATTAATTCCTCCTAATGAATTCCTGCGGATTTAAACTCCGCATCAACTACTTTTGCATCCCATCCAAGCGAATGGACAAGGAACGTCCTAAACCCTTCTTTGTCAATAACAAAGCTACGGGATTTCTTACCTGGCGACTGCCAAGCATATGCAAACGGAAATCGGTCTCTTGCGATGCCCTCTCGGATAGCTGTTAGGCTAACACCGAGCACGGTCGACATTTGGGCAACCGAAATCACTTTTTTAATCATGTGCACTGCCCCCCTCCTTTTATATAGCTTTCAAAATCATTCTGATTTCTTGGCCTACTTGTAAACGATCTTTAAAAGTATCTTGATTACGGAAATCATCCATATAAACTTCTAGCATCTCTCTGTATATAGCTGCTTTGAAGCTTTCCGGTTTCTCCACATCTTCTCGATACGGCTTTAGAATCGTAACCGGCTTGCCGAACTCATAGTCGATAAGGCCCCTCGCCTTTAGTCGAGCTTTCATGGTTCTAATCTTACCGTTCGGCCATCCGAGTAAATTTTCCATTTCCTCGTTAGTCTGCAACCCGCTATCACGGTAAGCGTTATACAAAATTTCCATGTCTGTCATTTACTGTCCTCGTTTCTTTTAATTTCGTTACCTATTAGGTATTTCCATATGCAGATTCTGATGCGATTAAATCAGCCAACGGAATCTGATAAACTTTTGAGAACGCCTTTAAAGTTGCCACGCTAAGGCTTTTCTGTCTTTTGCCAGTCTCTAAATTTGATAAATAATTTTGAGACATAAAAAGCTTACTTGCCGCCTCAACCTGGGTAAGCCCTTTTTTATTTCTGGCATCAATCAAGTACTGTCTCATCCAATCACCTCCCTTACATCTAAAATATCTCAATTTGTGATATTAGTATATCTCAATTTGAGATTATCGTCAACAATATATTTGAAAAATATCGCTATATGTGATATTGTGTAAGCAGGGAGACTTTTAAGGAGGAAGACTTATGAAATTAAGACAATTACGCCACATGTTAGGGCTTAGTCAACTACAGTTCGCCGAAGACTTAGGTGTTGCTCAAAATACATTAAGTAATTATGAATCTGAAAAGAGACAAATTCCTTTGGATTTGCTAAAGCGCATCGCGGAACGTTATGATGTTACTGTTGATTACCTAACAGATTCGGACTTGATAGCCGATGACCGCATCCCGGGGGCGCTAATCAATGAAAGAGTTAACTCAGGCTTATCCCTTTCGGACCTGTCAAAAATAACAAAAATCCCCAAGAAAGACCTTGAGGATTATGAGGCAGAGATAGAGCCCATTAATTTGTTTTTACTCAAAAAATTATGCGATGTATATGGTAAAAGTTTGTCCCAGTTTTATAAGGATAACGACATGTATGATGAATATATCCCGAGCGTGTTTAACGGCGATTCAGACAGATTTGAACAGTTCGAATCAGCCAGCCGTTTTGACGCAGAATCTGATGCGTTTATAGATATGGTTCACCTCAACAATTACAAATACGTACCTGCATCTGTATCGGCGGGCGCGTTAACCACGATAGACGCCATTAACTTCATGCCTACTATATCTGTCCCTGATTTCATGATGGGTCGTTACGCAGGCAATAAGAATATTATACTTATGCCGGTTAACGGTGAAAGCATGAACAACGTTATCCAAAACGGCGCTATTATCGCCGTATTAAGAGATATAGAACTGCCAGATATCCATGACGGAGATATTGTAGTTATTAAGAATGGAGGGGATTATACAGTTAAAAGATTCTACAATGATAAACAACATAAAGAATTTGTATTTAAACCTGATAGCTCGGATATGGCATTTCGGGACATCATATTTAGTTACGAGAATACAGATGACTTATACCTGATTGGTAAGGTTGTTATGTACAATGTGACTTTGTAAGAGATTAATAAGGGAGATTAATAAGGGAGATAAACAATGAAATTCTATAAAATTTTATCTATCGCGGCATTATTTGCAACAGTTGCTAGTTCTTCATTTGCACAATTTATTGATGTAACCCCAGAAACGTATGATAAAATCTGGAGCACCGGGCAAAATTATAAAACTGATCGTAAACTTGAAAGCCCAATTAATTATGGAGTTGAACTTCGGAGTGGAGCTGGTGGCGCCGCGGTATTAATTACCCCAGCTACAATCACTAAATATGTATCATATTCCAAAGACGATCGTCTGATTTTTCCAGACGAATCTTTTAAGAAAGCCATACTAAACAGTAATGATTATGTATACATAGCTACATATGCACTTCATCTAAAGAATCCATTAGCCGGTACAGTAATGCCTCAACTACCATCACAACGATTACTTATAGAAAAGGACAATCAGTATATAATCCCAGTAGCGATGAATACCAAAATCTATGATATGATGCCGCATAGCTATGCCCTTGTCTACTATGCAATACCTAAACAAATAATTATGAACCCACCGTATACTATTAAATTTATTAATGGAAATGGCGATAAAATTGAAATACCTATTACCACTGATAAATTAGCAGAACTTATGGATAAAGAAAATAAATTAGTCTATAAGACAAATGATTAATAAACGTAAAGCCCCTATCCGATACTACTCAGATAGGGGCTTAGTTATAGGAAGGATATGAAATTATGGCCATGAAACGTGCTAACGGCACTGGCACCGTATATAAGATGAAACATAAGGCCCTACGCAAGCCATATCGAGCCGTGGTGACGCTTGGATATAACTCCGAGGGTAAACCCTTACGAAAATCCATAGGCACCTTTGCAACGCAAAAAGAAGCATATAATGCCCTATCGGCTTATGATGCTAATGCTCCACAATATGAAGTCAAGGCTACTACCTTTGGCCAATGCTGGGAATGGATGATTGAGGATAAGACCAGACTGGGGGTTAACCTTGAGAAAAGTGGCTATGTTTACAACAAGCCGAAAGTGGAACATTTGATGAAAGTTCCTATCAAGGATATACGATTAACACACCTACAGGATATTATTGATAGATATAGTGACATGAGCCGCACAGCGTTATCACAAATCAAGACCGTACTGAAATCTACTTTTGACGTAGCGATAAAAAACGACATAGTAGATAAGAATTATGCCTCTCTTGTTACCTTGCCTGCTAAGCCTAAATCAGATATGCACAAACCGTTTACCCCGGCCGAAATTTATAAGCTATGGAAATTGTCGGATACAGACCGGAATGCACGAGTATTATTAACGTGCGTATATACAGGTATGCGGCCAGGTGAAATTCAGAAAATCAAATTAAAAGATGTTCACATCAAGGAACACTATATGATTGGTGGAATAAAAACCGAAGCCGGCAAGAACCGCATCATACCGATAGCGGACTGTATCATGCCTTTTATAAAAGAATGGTACCGCAAAAGCAGCTTTGAGCGAGGTGAATACCTTATGCCAAGCGATATTCCTAAAAATCTAAGGCCCGCATTGAGCGTATATTTGAACCGTAAATTCGATGATCACCGGCCACACGATGCTAGACATACTTGTGCTACATTACTGATTCATATCGGTGTGGCGGAGTCTACGGTTAAGACAATATTGGGGCATAGACATTCCGACGTGACTAACCAGGTGTATGTACACAGGGATGCTACCGTGTTAGTAGACGCGGTAAATAAATTACCGTCTCGAGATGAATTATTGCGAGATGAGTTTCAGGCGTTAACCTATGCTAGAGGTTGAGCAACGGTTGAGCAACCGTATCAGTTTTATCTAATTTTAGACAATTTCAAAAATTAAAAAGCCAGTAAACGCCTATGTTTACTGGCTTTTTAACACTGCAATTTTTGTATTGCACACAGCATATTGTTTTAGAGAGTAAAGATGTGTTGTAGTTGAAAG